AGAGACGACATCGGAGCTGATTGCGGATAAAAATGCAAAAAATAAAGCTGCAATGAAAGTAACTAAGCGAGTAACTCGGCATGTACCGCCGGACGTAAAAGCTATTGTATTCTGGCTGACGAACCGAAAACCGGAATGGCGCGACAAGCAAGAAAAGGAATTATCTGGTAATATCGGTATCAATTTGGTGGTAGATGATGACATCAGCACAGACGATTAATCTTGTCAATGACATTATTCATCCAACGGCAAAACAACGGGAATTTATGCGGACGGTCAAGGATAATACATACATTCTTTATGGCGGTGCAGCAGGCGGCGGGAAATCGTATATATTGCGTTGGGAACTGGTTTATCTCCTGATCAGCTGGTACAAGCATCTGAAATTAAAAGGTATCCGTGTTGGGTTGTTTTGTGAAGATTATCCGGCACTGCGTGACCGGCAGCTGTCAAAGATAAAAATGGAATTTCCGGAATGGCTTGGCAGCTACAAAGAAGCGACGCATGAATTTACATTAAATCCGGCGTTCGGCAGCGGTGTGATATGTTTCAGAAATTTGGATAATCCGTCTAAGTATTTATCATCAGAGTTTGCGGCGATTGCGATTGATGAGCTGACGCTGAATGAGCAGACTGTTTTTGATTTCTTGCGCATGCGGCTGCGGTGGGTCGGCGTTGAGGATCCTAAGCTGATTGCAGGAACAAATCCGGGCGGTAAGGGTCATATGTGGGTCAGAAACCTATTTATTGACAGAAATATTCCGCCGGAAATGCAGGATTTTGCAAATAAAATCGCTTTCGTGCAAGCGCGGATAGATGATAATCCGTACTTACCGGCGGGATACAGTGACGCGCTTGATACGCTGCCGGATAAGCTCCGAAAAGCGTACCGCGAGGGCGACTGGAATATATTTGAAGGGCAGGTTTTTGAAGAGTTCAGGACGGATATACACGTTGTTGAACCGTTTGAAATCCCGTCAAGCTGGCAGCGCGGGCGGTCTATGGACTGGGGATACAGCAAGCCGTATGCGATTTATGAATATGCAGTAGATTATGACGGCGTTGTCTATGTAATCAACGAATGGTACGGCTGCAAGCCGGGAACGGTCAACACGGGTACGCAGGAAACGGCACGGGAAGTAGCGCAGAAGATTAAGCATTTGGGCAGCGAGTTCGGTATTGCGGACCCGGCGATTTGGCAGAAAACTGGACATGACGGGCCGTCGATTGCAGAAGTGTTCGCAGCGGAAGGCGTGCCATGGTATCCGGCGGATAATGACAGACTGGCAGGGAAAATGCAGGTACATCTAAGGCTGAAAGAACGAAAGCTCAAGATATTCAAAACGTGTTATCACTTGATTCGGACGCTTCCGGCTCTGACGTACGATAAACACAAGGTTGAAGATGTAGATACACAGCAAGAAGATCATAGTTACGACAGCGTCAGATATTATCTGATGAGCCGTCCGATTCAGCCGGTGAAAGCAGAAAAGCCGTTTAATGATGGGTATAGATACGAAGATGAGAAAGGAGATGAACCGACAGCGTGGGGTGTGTAATGAGTGATAGGGCATTAAGAGATTACGCTTATAGAGTGCTCAAGTCGGAGTATGGTGAACGTATGGAGAACGGGATTTTAATTCCGGCAAAGAAAAGCGATGAAGAGCTGGCGGCGTTCGCAGCGCAAATGCCGCAGTGGCAGCTTGAACAGATGTATGGAATGATGTTTAAAGGAGAACTTGTCGAATGAGTTTTGATTTATCCGAAGCGCGAAATAATGTAAAAAGGGCACTGCAGCTAACAAGCGAATGGCGCAAAAGCGCAAAAGAAGATTATGATTTCATGCGCGGTAAGCAGTGGACAGATGCGGATTTGAAAGTAATGAAACAGAAATCTCGTCCGGTTATTACAATTAACCGGATACGCCCTGTTATTAATTTGCTGTCCGGTTATGCGGCGCAGAATGAGACGGAACCTGATTTCCTGCCGCGCTCGGAAGAAGATGACCGTGTGGCACGGGTGGCCAAAGGTATCACAAAGTACACTTTTGACAAGACAAATTATCAGAGCGTTAAGAAAAAGGCATTCAAAGACGCGGTTATATGTGGCGTCGGGAATTATTGGGTCAGTTATGAATTTGATTATGCCCGTATGGATGGACGGATACAGATCAAAAACGTCAGTCCTTTTGATGTGTTTGTGGATCCGGAATGCAAAGAAGATGATTTGTCAGACGCTTTCTACTGCGGGCGTTACAGCTGGGAAAGTCCGGATAGATTGAAGCAAATATATGCGGACAAAGCAGATGAAATTGCTATGCTCGCGCATAAATACGATGACAGCGAATTGGAGACGGTCGATACGGAGCCGCTCTGGTATTCGCGGGATTTAAAGAAATTAAGGGTCGTTCAATATTGGTATAAAGAGTACACGCGGAAGAAAATTTTCTCTGCAGATGGGATGATCGTTGATGAATCGCAGCCGGATTTATATTCGGCTTTTTTAATGTCCGGAGCGGAACCGGAAGAAATCCCGGTTACGAAAATCAGATATGCGACATTCTGCGGAGAAATTCTGCTTGAAGAGGGCGAAAGTCCATACAAACACAATCAATTTCCACTTGTGCGGCAGTATTGCTACTTATCAGGTTACGGTGAGGATGTGGATGACGGACTGGAACCGGCGGGGATTGTACGGGATCTGAAAGACGCACAGCGCGAACTCAACAAGAACCGCAGCCAGCGTATGCATATCGTCAATCAGCAGTCGCTCGGTGTTCGTTTTTGGACTGGACCGCAGTTTGATGAAAAAGAAAAACGGGAAATTCGGAATCTGTCTACAACGCCGGGCGCTAATATTTTCTTAAAGCCGGGCGTGACATTTACCGATGGGCTTCCATCGGCTCAATCCGTCAATAATATAGAACTCGAAAACCGCTCAAGCAGTGATTTCTACACGATTTCAGGCATTACTCCGGAGAGCCTGTCCGGCAGTATTGGGGCGATGAGCGGCAAGGCAATTGATTTAAGACAGTCAGTCACCACGGTGCAGACCGCCGAAATATTCGACAAAGCCAAAGAAGCGGAACTGCAGATTGTAAAACTCTTGTGGGGAGACACCTACGCGCCGGGATTGATTCCGCAGTTTTATAACAAAGACAAGGTTATGCGGATCCTTGGCGAAGATGGCAAGAAAGAATTTGTGCAGATACAGCCAGGATTAGGTCAAGCTATGCAGGAACAGCAGGCGGTAGATCAGAACGGTATGCCGGTAACAGATGAAAACGGAGATCCGGTGACTAAGGTACTGTATGATTTGTCCGCTTTCGATTTCGACATTGTCATTACAACATCGCAGGCAAGCGCTACCGCACGGCGGGCGAATTTGTATCAGCTGCTTGAGGCGAAGAAAGCGGGTGTTGACATACCGATGGACATTATTCTTGACTTCATGGATTTCCCGGGAAAGGGAACCGTCAAGAAGCGGATGCAGCAGGCTGCCGAGCAGCCGAAAATGCCGGACTTTAAAGTCAGCGCAAGTATTGAGGATTTACCGGCGGAAGCGTTGTCAACGGCACTACAGTCTATCGGTGTGAATATTTCGCCGCAGCAGATTATGCAAGAAAGATTAGCACTGAAAGGACGGGCAATAGCTCCGCCGGTGCAACCGCAAATTCCGATACAACAATCACAGCTATTAGGGCAGTAATGCCTTGATATATCGTCCTAAGCAACGACGTTAAAAGGCTTTTTTCTTTCGTCCGAAAAAAGACGGTAAACTACAACAAAAATCATTCGACCGCCGACGTCGTTAAACCGGCAGAAGGAGATAATCATGGAAAACGAAGCAATGCTGAACGCAGAAGATTTAGGGTTTGATGCAGAAGATTTGAAAGAAGCAGGTCTTGACAATCCGGAACCGGCAACTTCAGCGGGTAATGATCCAAAGAAACCGGAAGATAATTCTGCAGACGGACAGCCGAAAACTGACCCTGATCCTGAATCGGAACCTAAAACGAAAATTGAACCGACAAAAGAACCGGAAGACAATCCGGCAGGCGG